TATTCCTCTATTATATGCCGGTCTATATTTGTTATAATCTAAACTTGAAAATAACACTGATCTTTGTCCAAAACCTGTGTTTGCAACAAATATTTCAGATGGGTTCTTAAATTTATTTAAGATTGGACCCAAAAATCCACCTGTTAAATTATTTGCAACATTTAACGCCGCCTCAGTTTGTGGAGAATCAATAAAAGATTCGTCAAAATAATCACCAGGAATAAATGACACAGGAAAATATGTTCCCGTTAATCTATTCGCCAATGTAACCGAAGCCGATATTGGGTTTTCAGGTACGGTAATTCTCCAATTTTTTGTAAAAAATGGTTGTTGACCTGTGGCAATCATACTTGCACTAAATGGATCTTGTAATGAATCTAAATTAACACTACCAACACTTGCTTGTAATAATTCACTCGCAATTCTCTCTTCAAATAAACTTTTAAGTTGTGCTGCACCAATTTTTGCTAAATAAGTATCTTGAGATAACGGACCATTACTCCCATTTGGATTATTACTAAAAACTATCTCGTATGGTGAATATGATGAGGTTACAAACGTTGAGGGATCCCAATATGGTGTATACATTTTAGGATTACCAACTACATCGGTTATAATAACTAAATCTTTATAACCACCTTCAGGTCCATAAATGTTTTGTACGTACGCCGCATCAATATAAAACTCATTAACTAAATCTAATACGGTATCAGTAGGTGCGTATGGTCCTGAATTTGAGTCCACAGGTAGTGGTGCTCCAGGTACAGAATATTTTCCATCATAACCACCTTCAGGTCCGTATTCATTGAGTGAATATAAACTATTTGCAAGTTGGTTTGTTGAAATTAATCCGTTTGGTGAATCAATAACATTTGCAACAGAAAGATTAGTCTCGTAATTAACACTATTACTACTAGGAGAATAAGACCCTGGTACAGAATATGGTTGTAAATTACGGGCTAATAATATATCCCTAAAATTTGACGAGGACGCAAACGATAATGTACTATCCGACATACTTTTTTATTAATAAATACCTTGAGATCTTTTTTATAGAAAACATAATTTTAAGAATTTTCTATTATGGATTTGTAAGAAGTCCTGAATTATTAGAACCTAATATTTCTTTTACTTTAGACTTATTAGCCGGGTCATTTAAATATTTTTCAAAGAAGGGAGTAAATTGTTCCGCACTTAGTCCGTTTGGTAACGTACTTGAACCATCTACTTTAATATTAAGATTAACATCAGAGGTAGATTTTGTTTCCTTAACTCCACCTGTTCTTAATTGTTCAACAAATGATGTCATCTGTGTTAAAAATGGATTATTTGGATCAAATGTTATTTGAGTTGGGTTTACACCAGCCGAAGAATATTCTTTAGTAAACATATTAATTACATCCGTACTTGTTTTAAGTAAAACATTTGACCCACCTTTAGTAAGATCACCACCAATCTTTAAAAGACTGTCTTTAACCCCAACTAAAGTTGCCGCAACTGATGCCCAAGTAGCATCACCTTGAAAGAATTTAACCACTTGTTCTTCTAAAGGAGTAAGAACTGAAGATGCCGCTCCCCTAACATTTTCAGTTGTAATACCTTTAGTTAAATTTGTTGCGGTTATTGCTCCGGCGTTATTAATAACATTATAAAACCTATCCATTGTTGGTGTTGATGCCTTGCCAAGATTTACTGACGATTTACCCGCATTTAACGAAGTGTTAATTTTTTCTAAAGCAGTTAATTGATCTAAAGCAATTTCTTCAATTGTTTTATTTTCATTTGATTGTTGTTCTTTTAATTTTGTAATTTGATCTGCCGTTAAATCTTTAACATTAATGTCATCCATTTCACCTGTTTTGTCATTTCTAATCTGAAGTACCGCCTCACCACCTTTCATTTGGGCCATATTAGCAATTAACAATTTATCCTCTTCAGATGAAGCTAAACTTGGGAATTTAATTTTACTCATCTTCATGTCCAAATCAGCACTTTTAATTGACATATTTGCTAATTCAGTGGCACTCATACCCATCGCTTGCGCAACTTCTCTTAACCTACGTTTTGCACCAGGTAAAATTTCAAAACCTGAACCATCCGCCTTTAATTTGGTAAATTCTTTTGAGACGTTGATTATTTCTTTTTGTAAAGCTTCAGGATCATTTTGAGCTAAATCCATCGCCTTTAATGGATCTAATAATGCACTACTTGAAACACCTAAACGTTGTAGTGCTGACGATAAATCAATTGCCTTTTCAGGTGACATAAGATCTTCTGCCAATTCAAATGTGGTCTGCATATCAATACCTAACATAGATGCTTGTGCCGCCATTTTAGCCAACCCTTTAACACCAGTATCAAAATTGAATAAATTTAATTGTTTTAAATTAGTAACAACCTCACCTGAAACCGCCTTTACGTTTACTCCAACACTTTTAGCATAATTTGCAACTTCGGCCATTTTATTACCAACATCATATAATGAAATACCAACACCCTTAAAGTCTGTCGCTAATTTACCTACACTTACACCAGTTACTTTAGCGGTTGCCGCCATCTCAACAAGAGCCTCTTTACCTAAAGAAGTGTTAATACCTAGCTTTTCTGGTATATCTGTCATAGTATTTAATGCCTCTGATTGTGTAATTCCAAGTCTGAGCATTTCAGGTAATGCATTGGCAATTGTTGCTTTCATTTCAGACATTCTAGCCTGACCAAGACCTAACGAATTTGCCATATCTTGAGAGGCGTCTCTTAAAAAATCGGCTCCTTTAAAATTTTCTGGATCTGCAGCAGTTCCAAAATCTTTGATAGCAGAATTTAGTCCCTTTTGTGCCCCTTCAAGGTCAGTAATATCAGTTATATATTTTGTTTCTGTACCTAAATTACCAACCTTGTCTCCATAATCTCTTTCCTCTCTAATTTCTTCACCATCAGATTTACCCTCTTTATAACCGGCATCAACAAGTTTTTGAATATACGCATCTATCTGTTCGTTGGTTGCATTCTTAAAATCAAATGTTCTAGCCATAATTAGTTTTTACAATAAATATTTAAGTATTAAGTTTTGGGTGTATTTTCCTCCACTATCTTATCTAAGAGATATCTTCTAATGTATGTTGGAAGTTTTAAGAAATCATTATATGATATCCTCAAGAATTTTGCCAAGTAATAAAATTCGTCTAATAAAAATTTTGAGTGATTAGAAGAAAGGCCGAAAAAACTCCACCCCAAAGTTGATGATAACATCGACTTTTTCTCCTGATGGGGCGTAAACTGTTTTCTTTAGATCCAATCTCGGTTCGTTTTCTTTAAGGAAATTTCTTATGAACTTAGAATCACCAATTGGCATATTTTGACAAAATAAGCTTATTCCATTTCTATCTGGACTACCATTTAATTCCAAAATAGTTTTATTTAATCTTGTCGTTATCGTAGGTGCGGTATACCCTACAGGGTATGAGTCAATTATTTTAGCAATTTCAATGGTGTCATATAAACTTAACATTTTAAGTTTAACGTCCGCATTTGATTTTGGTAATTTAACCGTAAATGTACCATCCTCATCAGGTTGTACTTTTGGTCTTGTCAAATTTAACTCATCCAACATAACCGATGTTTCAAATGTTTGACCGTTTGATGGGTCAACAGTTGTAATTCTATATTCAGGACCAAATGATGTATTACGTAAAAATAAAAGGATTGCTTCAATATCACTTTCCATTAATTCTTCAGGTCTTAAGTCCTTTTCATAAAGTTTATTTCTTAATAAGGGTAAAACAACACCCTCATTAATAGATTTTTTTGATTCAATATTAACTAAAATATTTTCATCACTTGCGGTTAAGTAACCAACCTTAACACTTTTCTTTTTTGATTTGTAGAATAAACCACCTGAAGGTAGTGTTACCACGTCATGTGGTAAGTTAAAATCCATTTGCCCATGAGAAGCCGTATCTTGATCCATTTTTTTTATATTTTTTTAATTTATTTTTGCACAAAAAACCGTATACATCATAAATGTACACGGTTAATATTAAAAGTAAATTTTTTTAGTATACTAATATACAACGATCCATACGAATACTTGAAGTGATTCCCACAATCTTATCACTTGAATAATCTAACGATCCTCCATCATATCCTGTTAACCAAGCCCCTTCTAAAATCCATTTCTCAACAACAACCCCTGTTGGGTCTAACATTTCCAAGTCCACATTTTTCTTGTATCCTGCGGCATAACCCATACGACCTGTTACAGACTCTGCACATAGACGAATCCATTCCATAACCGCTTGAGAAGCTGAAGGTCCAATTGGATCTCTAAACTTAACTGATATTTCTTCCCAGTTAAATCTACCCGCAACATATGTTTCAGTATTTAAGAAAGGTATCGCAACTGAAGCGATTTTTAATTTAGGTCTTGAAGTACTCTCCACATACCACTCATTAATACCAAGTGATGATGGAAACCTTAAAATCCAACGATTGTCTCTTTTTGGTTCGTAAGGAATTGGCATTTTCATTAACAAATCAGCCATAATTATTTATTTTAGTTTTTAGTTTATTTTAGTTTTTTATTATAAATATCACGATAATGAATTTTTTCTATTTACTTACATTTTTTTTGAACATATTCTTATACTAGACCAGACAAACTAGTTAATATAATT